TGCGTGCCTCTGCTCGCACGGGTCCACTCACAATTAAGTGAGATCACGAACCCCCCTCACGGGGGGCTCATCGCCAGAGCGGAACTAGCATGCTAGATCCGCGTCTTGTGTACTGATCGACTGAACCGCTCGACTCAAAAGAAACATCTAAGATGTTCTCAAGAGAAGGCGTGTCATCCTCTAACTCACCCGTAGGTAGTTGGGGTGCCTTTTCGGTAAACCACCGAAGAAGCATACTCCACCCATCCATGGTATAAGTTAGGGATCGTGACACTACTCCTAAGCATCGGGTCTCAAGCTTTTGCAGCTTGCGATTGTTCCGAGTAGGAATGCGTCTATGTTGGTTAGGCAGTTCTCTAAGGCAGATGGCATGATCTTTCATGTCTCCGCCAGCGATTGGCCAGTACAGACTGACCAGTTTCCTTACGATATAATCGTAAGTAGAGTACATACCGCGATCCCAGAACGCGTTTGCATATGCAACGTACGCTGGGAACGCTTCGGGCGATGGGGATGATGTCCAAACGGTCTTTAACTTGACCGGTGTGACGTCATAGCCTTGGTAGGCATCGACGCCACAGGATTCTCGGAAGAATCCTCTGGTGCAGGACTTGTCACGGTTGACCTTTAAGCCAACCGCTTCAAGAACTGTCATCGCGTCTTCGGCATACGCCGTTGGAACGACAACATCATCACCGTACACGAGGATACGCTCACGCGTATACCTATCCGGGGCTGCAGCGTTCAGTAACGCCCAGATCGTAAGCGCCATAATGGGGAAGCATAATGCTGACCCCATCGGTGCGAACTTCCTGAGTGTTAATACTGACTCATCCGGCAGCCGCGTTGAGACACTCCTTGTAGCCTCAAGGTAGGGCATAAGCCCGCTTGGGAACAGGAGACGAACCAGCTCCAACGATACACGATCGCTTGCCTCATTGAGGTCAAGTGTCGCGTACCTTCCCTTATCGAATAGCTCACCTGGATCTTGCGATCCATGTAGCGCTCCGATTTGGTTAGGACGTTGGTCTGTAAAGAACACATGCTCTCTTGTGAGAGGATGATGTTCTATGTGGGATACCATCGCTCGACGGATACCTTGTTGCAACCACTGCAAAGCGCAGGGTTCACATGATATCACGCGCGGGCCTCGTGAGTCCTTTGGCACCAGTATAACCTGGGCGGGGACCTCACTGCTCACGGGGTACTTGGAACTACCAGCGAAACCTTCCGCTGTTGATCCCGAGACCCAATGATGGTACACGTCGCAGACATGTCCCAATGACGTACAAAAGTATTCGTCAAAAGGATATTGGTCCGTGGCGCGTTCGGGCACGTTTGTCCAGATAAACTTGTTCCAGAGTCGTTCCTTTGTGGATACGGCTCCAGGGCCATGTTTAGGGACAATATTACGTGCATCGAAATACTCGAAAAGCCGATGAAGGCTAATACGAGCAGTGCGTACAATATTAACGATATGCCTTTGCGGCTTATCGCGTGTTGTACTAGTAAGTGATACAAGTTTTTCAATTGAATTGAGGACTTCATCACTGATGGCGAGGTCACGATCGGTTTTTACAAACCGGTTAATAACCTCTTGTTCGGTCTCTACAGCATAGGGCAGCTCGTACTTGTAAAACAAGTAACAGAGCTGCCTGATTGCTCGGATCGCGACAATACATGGCTGTCTTAAGGCCACGCCGTCGTCGGTCAGCACCATTCTGAATAATCCCTCTAGGAAAAGAGGGATCGCACTCGGTCGTCTGTCATATTCTTCCAGGGTTTCGCCCGGAAGAAGACAGATACGAGTCTCGTTAAGTGAAGTACCGAATACAGCACACTTCCCAATACGGGTAGTGTAATTGTAACCGATACCTCTCACTCGGTTTGAC